ACTGTTATAGCTATAGCTAATATTAGCTTCTTTTTTTTTTTATTTTATAGCTAGTAGCTTATAGCTGGTAAGTTACAGCAATTTAATTACAGTAATTAAATTACAGTAATTAAATTAAAGCTACGTCCATTTTCTGGCAGCAGGGTAAGGCATGTCGGTTACCCTAGATTGATGAGCATTCGATCATAGGCCAATCTTATCCTGCTGCTTTTTTTGTTATGCTGGCGATCCAAATGTTTAGGTTCTGAACAGATGCCGGTACGCAAGGTCAAGGGCGGTTATCGCTGGGGCAACTCAGGTAAGGTCTACCCGACCAAAGCTCAGGCGGCCCGTCAGGGAAAGGCGGTTTATGCCTCCGGCTACAAAGGTCGTGGCAGGAGCAAGCGCAGCGGAAAATAAATGCTCGAAAGAATCACCCCTGAGACACTTCGCCAGATTCGTAACCTGCCGTTTGAAGACAAGCGGAAGATGCTGGAACTGGTCGAGGAAGTGGCGGAGGCCAAGCAGACCTTCGCCGCCAGAGACAGCTTCATGGGATTCGTCAAGCACGCATGGCCTGCCTTTATCGAAGGCAGGCATCATGCCATCATGGCAAAAGCCTTTGAACGGGTGATTCATGGCGATTTGAAGCGCCTGATCATCAACATGCCACCGCGGCATACCAAGTCGGAGTTTGCTTCCTACCTGCTGCCCGCATGGTTTTTGGGGCAGTTTCCTGACAAGAAGGTGATCCAGACCGCACACACGGCGGAATTGTCGGTGGGGTTCGGGCGCAAGGTCAGGAATCTGGTGAACTCCGAAGATTTCAAGCGGATTTTTCCGTCGCTCGGATTACGTGCCGATTCCAAGGCCGCAGGCCGCTGGAGCACCAGTCAAGGCGGCGAATACTTCGCTATTGGCGTGGGCGGTGCGGTGACCGGTAAAGGTGCCGACCTGCTGATCATCGATGATCCGCATTCCGAGCAGGAAGGCCAAAGCATCGATCCCTCGGTGTTCGACAAAACCTACGAATGGTACACCTCCGGTCCCAGACAGCGGTTGCAGCCCGGTGGGGCCATCATCATCGTGATGACCCGCTGGCACAAACGTGACCTGACCGGCAAGATCATCAAGGCATCCACCCAGCGGGAAGGCGTGGACGAATGGGAGGTGATTGAATTCCCAGCCATCATGCCTTCGGGCAATGCGCTGTGGCCGGAGTTCTGGAGTCAGCAGGAATTGCTGGCATTGCAGAACGAATTGCCTGCGTCCAAGTGGTCGGCGCAATACCAGCAAGACCCGACCTCCGAGGAAGGCGCGCTGGTGAAGCGGGAATGGTGGAAACGCTGGCATCAGGACCGCACCCCGCATTGCGAGTTTATCATTCAGTCATGGGACACCGCGTTTTTGAAAACCCGAAGGGCTGATTACTCGGCCTGCACCACTTGGGGCGTGTTTTATCAGCCTGACGATGAAGGCTCGACCCGACCGAACATCATCTTGCTGGACGCCTACAAGGAACGGCTGGAATTTCCCGAACTGAAAAAAAAGGCAATGGAGTTCTACACCTCAAGACAGCCCGATGCCTGCATCATTGAAGCGAAAGCAGCGGGTGCGCCGCTGGTGTTTGAGATGCGGGCGATGGGGGTGCCGGTGTCCGAGTTCACCCCGTCACGCGGCAACGATAAAGTGGCGCGGGTTAACGCGGTGGCTGACCTGTTTGCGTCCGGTGTGGTGTGGTGCCCGGAGACCCGGTTTGCCGAGATGGTGATCGAGGAATTTGCATCTTTTCCGGTCGGGGAGCATGATGATCTGGTGGATAGCAGTACGCAGGCATTGCTGCGGTTTCGCCAAGGCGGTTTTTTGCGACTGCACACCGACGAGGAAGACGAACCGATGCGCAAGCGCACCGCCGATTATTACTGATGACTTCTGTTAACACATGGCCTATTGAAAGGCTTCTCAGGCCGATCTTCAGGAAGAAGTCGCTGGTTGGCGACGGCGTGTATTTCGATAAAAAAGATTTTCCTATCACCAAGGTTCTGGAGGATAACTACGCGGTTATCAAGGCGGAACTGGAACCGCTGATGCAACGAGTGGTTGATTTTACCCCGTTTCAGGACATCAGCCCCGACCAGACATACATCTCCAACGATGACAAGTGGAAGATTTTTTTCTTAAAGGCCGGGACGTTCAGGTTCAAAAAGAACTGCGCGCAAGTGCCAAAGACAATGGCGATTCTGGATCAGCACAGGAATGTTGTGTCAGCCTATTTTTCCGTGTTAGGGCCGCGTAAGATGCTGATGCCCCATGAAGGGCCGTGGTGCGGGATCATCAGGATTCATCTGGGAATGCAGATTCCACAGCAGGGAAAGGGATGTGTGCTGGTATGCGGCGAGCAGGAATACCGCTGGGAAGAAGGCAAGGCGGTGGTGTTTGATGACACTTACGAGCACATTGCGGTTAACATGACCGACAGCAACCGGGTGGTGTTGTTTTTAGATTACATGCGCCCGTTGCCGTGGCCGTGGAACTGGTTGAACTGGATGGTGCTTAAAGCCGGTAGATTTCTGCCGTACTTTCGCGCACCGATCAGGCGGCATAAGGTATGGGAACAGAAGTTTTACGCACAGGGAAAATGAAATGGCATTACCAGCGTTAGGCATCGTAGCAAGACTGCTTTTATCAAAAGGCACAAGAGAGGCTGTTAAAAAATACGGCAGGGCCGCTGTTGATAAAGCTAAAAAGGAACTAGACAAACGAAATGTCGCAATAGATAAGAAAGCGGCTAAAGTGGCTAGAGCGGAAGGACGCACCCCATCGAGAATAAAAGAGCAAGCTGCTCGTCACGAAGCTGGAAAACAAAGAAGCAGGGAGGGTCTACGGACTCGATTAGATAGACAACAAGCGGAAGGACCCTCCCGGACAATAGAATAAGTTCCTCTCAAATTTGCAAAAGGGGGCGGTATTGACGGTAAGGCCATTAAAGGTTTAACCAAAGGTTCAAGGAGAAGATAATGCCAAGTTACTACGACAGCACCAAGAAAAAGCCCGGAAAGGCCAAGTTGAAATACGCCAAGGGCGGCAAGGTGAAGAAGATGGCTCATGGTGGTATTGTTGAGCCGAAAACCGTGTCCGCTGGGTTTAAAAACGGCCATGACGAGACCTTTGCCCGAGGCAGTGGAGCGGCACGTCCGCAAATATTTCGCAAGAACGGATAAATGGCGATTGAACGCCCGTTAGGGCAAAACCCTTTCCTGCCGTCACAGCCAGAAGCCGATCTGGAAATCGAGATCGTCAACCCTGAATCGGTGTCGATGGAAACCCCTGATGGCGGTGTGGTCATTGACTTTGACCCCAACGCGATGGATCAGGGTGGTACCGAACATGACGCCAATTTGGCTGAATACATCGACGAATCGGAACTGAACGATATTTCTTCGGAGTTGGTTTCCGCCTATAAGTCAGACCGTGACAGCCGGGGCGACTGGGAAGAGACTTACGTCAACGGGCTGGATCTGCTCGGCCTTAAACACGCTGACCGCACCACTCCTTGGGATGGGGCTTGCGGGGTGTTTCACCCATTGCTGACCGAATCGGTGATTCGTTTTCAGGCGCAGGCGATTCAGGAACTGTTCCCGGCAGCAGGTCCGGTCAAGACCGCCGTGGTCGGGGCTTTGACCGTCGAAAAACAGCAACAGGCGAATCGGGTCAAGGATTACCTCAATTACCTGATCACTGAGCGCATGACCGAATACCGTTCCGAGACCGAGAAGATGCTGTTTTCGCTGCCGCTGGCCGGTTCGGCCTTTCGCAAGGTTTACGAAGATCCGAATCTGGGGCGTCCGTGCTCGATGTTTGTGCCTGCCGGGGATTTCGTGGTCAGTTACGGCGCGGCAGACCTGACCACCTGCGAACGCGCCACCCATGTGATGAAGCGCAGCAAGAACGAAGTGCGTAAATTGCAGGTGTCGGGGTTTTTTCTCGACGTGGACTTACCCGCCCCCAGTCCCGATACCGGTGAGATAGAACGCAAATACAATCAGTTGACCGGGGATTCAGCCAACTACGACATGGATTCGCGGCACACCATTTTAGAGATTCAGGTTGATCTGGATTTGCCGGGGTTTGAAGACACCGAGGGTGGCGAGCCGACCGGTATCGGTTTGCCCTACGTCGTAAGCATTGACAAGTCCTCACGCATTGTTTTGGCGATCCGGCGCAACTGGTACGAAGACGATCCGCTGAAAATAAAGCGTGAGCATTTCGTGCATTACCAGTATTTGCCGGGACTCGGCTTTTACGGCTTCGGTTTGATCCACATGATCGGTGGGTTGGCGAAATCCGCCACCTCGTTGCTGCGGCAACTGGTCGATGCGGGGACTTTATCCAACTTACCGGGCGGTCTGAAGGCACGGGGACTGCGAATCAAGGGCGATGACACCCCGATCATGCCCGGAGAGTTCCGTGACGTGGACGTTCCGGGCGGCGTGATCCGCGACAACATCAGTTTTCTGCCCTACAAGGAGCCATCCGCTGTTTTATACCAGTTGATGGGCGATATTGTGGAGGAAGGGCGTCGGTTTGCCTCGGCGGCGGACGTGAAAGTGGCGGACATGAACGCCGAAGCGCCGGTTGGCACCACGTTAGCCATTTTAGAGCGCACCATGAAGGTGATGAGCGCGGTGCAAGCCCGCTTACACGCCTCGATGCGTAAGGAATTGCGCATATTGTCGGGGATCGTGCGTGATTTCGGCCCCACCGAGTACCCGTATGAGTTGATAGGCGGTGAATTGACCCTTGAAGACTTCGATGATCGCGTGGATATCATCCCGGTCAGCGATCCGAACGCCGGAACGCTGGCACAACGCATCATGCAGTACCAAGCGGCACTGCAATTGGCGGCCCAAGCGCCTGATATGTACGATTTACCCCTGTTGCACCGGCAAATGCTGGAAGTTTTGGGGATTCGGGACACCGATGACATCATTCCCGACGAAGACGTGATCAGTCCGAGCGATCCGGTCACAGAGAACATGCATATCATCAACGGTGAGCCGATTAAAGCCTTTATTTATCAGGATCACGAGGCTCATATCCAATCTCACATAGCAATCGTGCAAGACCCCAAGATTATGGAGCTACTTAGCAAAAGTCCGACCGCTGAAGCCACTCAAGCGGCAATGGCGGCGCATATTTCCGAGCATGTGGCCTTCCAGTACCGCCGTGAGATCGAAAAAGAGCTTGGTGTGCCGTTACCACCGCCTGATGAGCCGTTGCCAGAGGATATCGAGTACCGTTTGTCGCAATTGGTGGCTCCTGCGGCTGAACAACTGCTTGGTAAGGATCAGCAAGAGGCTGAAATGCAGAAACAGCAGGAACAAGCCGAAGACCCCATCTTGCAAATGCAACGCCAAGAGCTTGAGATCAAGCAACAGCAGGCACAGGCCAAGGCGCAGGCCGAAATGGCAAAGATTAACCTCGACATGCAAAAAGCCGTCAGCAAGGATCAGTTGGAACGTGATCGGTTGGACTTACAAGAGCGTACTGATCGTGCTAAGTTGGGGGCCAAGATTGCCGCGGAGAACTCCAAGGAAGAATTGGAAAGCCGTAAGATTGCTTCCAAGTCTGAAATTGAGGGAGCTAAAATTGGTGTCGGTATTGCCAAGGACTTGATGGGTGAGTAGTGTAGTTGAACATTTTGATGCCGTTCCAGATAATACTCTGGTATATTTGCGGCAACAGTTTCGTCGGATAATGAATGAGACCAGCGATCACCTGAGTGCAGGTGCTTGCAAAGATTTTGCAGAATATGCTCGTTGTTGCGGGGTCGTTGAGGGATTGGCTCTCGCGGAACGGGAATTGCTTGATTTACAGGAGCGATTAGAGAAAGCATGATTCTCCGCATAGGCGGTGCAGGCGACTCTGGACGCCTTTTTCCAGTGCAAGGTCTTTTTGATGACTAGTTCATTAGCGACAGTAAAAACCGAGCCGGTGGATATTGATGAAGCCAGTGCTCGTAAAGCCACTCAGATGCCGAAGCCGAAAGGCTACAAGATACTGATTGCCTTACCCGAACCGGATGAGAAAACCGATGGCGGTATCATCAAAGCAAAGCAAACGATTCATACCGAAGAGGTGGGATCGATTGTGGGCTTTGTTATCGACATGGGGCCGGATGCTTACAAAAATCCCGAGCGTTTTCCGTCAGGGCCGTTTTGTGAGAAGGGTGACTGGATCGTGATGCGCGCTTATTCGGGCACACGGTTCATGGTTCATGGCAAGGAGTTTCGGCTGATTAACGATGATAGCGTGGAAGCTGTGGTTGAAGACCCGCGAGGTATCGTAAAGGTATGAGCGAAGCAGAAAATGTCGTTGAGAGCGGCACCCCAGAGGTACAATCCGCAGAAGATAAATTTTTCGGAGTACGTACCAAGATAGTTCAGCGATCTCAGGATCAGGATGAGGAGAAATCCGAGCTTGATATTGAAATTGTGGATGATAGGCCACCTGAAGATCGGCCACCTTACGGTGCCAAAGAGTCCGCCAAGGATGATGATGGCACCGATATTGACGAGAAGGAACTGGAAGGCTACAGCAAGAAGGTTCAAAAGCGCATCGATCAGTTGCGTTTTGCGCAGCACGAGGAACGTCGGCAAAAGGAAGAAGCCGAGCGGATGCGTGAAGAGGCGGTTAAAGTCGCGCAACAACTGGCCGGTAAGAACCGGGAATACGAGGCTCTTATTCAGCGCGGTGAGGGTGCGTTAATCACGCAGGTTAAAGAACGCGCCCAGTTGGCATTGGATAACGCCAAGTCAAGTTATCGTAAGGCTTATGAAGAAGGCAATACCGATAACGTGATTGATGCGCAGGGGAGCATGGTTCAGGCGCAAACTGAATTGAATGAAGTTGCGCAATACGAACGAAGTTTACCTGACCAGAGCCAGCTTGCGCAGCAACAAGCTGCTTATCAGCAGCAGCAACAAGCTGCTTATCAGCAGCAGCAACAAGCTGCTTATCAGCAGCAGCAGCAACAAGCTGCTTATCAGCAGCAGCAGCAAGCTGCCCAACAGGCTCCGCAGCTTGATGCAAAGCAAACCACT